CAGCCCAAGGTTCCCATCACTCACTTCTGGCGAATTTCGTCAATTCGGGCCCGGCAAGCTCGGGCAATTTCCTCGTCATACGATGGGTGCTCTGCCATCAACTTCGATGCCAAGTCCTCGGCGGCCTTGATTGTCTTGGCCTTGCTAAAGTCAAAATCCGGCACGATTTCAACGCCGAACAGCTCGCTATGCTGCCACTTGGATTCAACTTCGACGTGCTCGACGACCGGCTCCTCGGCGGCCTGTTCAACGACCGGCTCTGGCTGGGGCTCAGGCTGGGCGGATGGCTTCGGTTTAGGCAGGAGCCTATTCTTCAGTGCTTCAGTGCCGGCCTTGGGTGGCTCGGTCGCTGGGAGAACTGTCATGTCGTTGCGAACAACGTCCCGGGCTTCGTCCTCGTCGTAGATGCCGGACAAGCCAAACGCCAAGCGAGCGGCCTGCATGAAAGCCTTATGCCGTAGCATCCGGTGCGGCATGGTGCGCCACGGGTTGCTGGGCCGCGAACACTCGCTCAGATACTCCGTCACCGCGATGGGCCTGCTGCGGCGCTTGTCGTAAATCTTGCAAGTGATACTGGCGACATTGCCTTTATCGTCGTGCTCTGTCTCAAACTCACAGCCGTCGAAATGCTCGTTGCGGTTGACCAGTGTTGACCAGCCATCAATCGAGACGATAGGAATAATTGCCCCGTTTGATTCAAACGCAAAGATTTCGCGGGTGAGTGGGTTCAACTCATACTTGTTGGCCACGATGAGAAAAGCCTGTACCTCCTCGTTGGTGGCCTCTTTTCCGTTCCTTTGCGGTTTAATTACGGTGTTCTTGAGAATCTGTAGCATCGCTCCCGGCTCGACACCGAGACGGCCAGCCATGACTTCGAGGAGCTTGGGCTTGTTTTGAGTGGTAACTGCGTTCATTACTTGGCTTCCTTGATTCGGAGAGTGCGATAGGACTTGGGCTGCACGGTGTAGCCCTTGCGATGGGATTCGAGGTAGGTAATCTGAGTGCCGTCAGCGAGCTTGGCGGCTTCGGCGTCACCGAGGGCCAGAATGAGCTGGCCTTGCAGCAGCTCGACCTGCTCTTCGATTTCCTTTTTCTTGCCCTTGGCCATTTCCAGGTCGTCGATGATGGTTCGCAGGCGAAACGTCGCGGTCTGGTCAATCTCGATGACTGACTCCGGTTGCCGAATGACGCGCTTGAGAATTTCCGGCGTTACCGTGCTGGCGTCTGGCGGAATGTCGCCGATGATGTGCGTGTGCCACCACTGGGTAAGCTGCTCGGTGAGGATGCTTGCCAGTTCCTTGTCGTATCGGACGAGGTATTTCACAACCGGCCAGCCACCAAGCAGGGCGTAGACGTGCGCGACCTCTGCGCCGGCACAGAACATTTGGAGCTGAGTCTGGACCAGATACTCCTGAGGAATGTGGTCGGTCCCTTCTTCGCCCCAGTAGCCAACGACCGGCGCGCCCTTGGTCATTCCACTGGTCTTGGCTTCAACCACGTCGCCAGTCGAGAGCACTTGGGCGTCCAGTGTTGCCCCTAGTGGCAAGCCTCCCGGTGCCGGAATGAAAATATCTCGGTCAAGGCTTCCAAGTTCCTCTTCGGCATGGTCGAGGATAATCGGCTCAAGTTTCTTGCCGATTCCGGTGAATTGGCTGTCGCCTTCCGGTTTGGCCCGCTTGGTCTTTTCCAGCCAGACCTCATACGGCGTCTTGTACGAACTGACTCCGAGAATGGCAGCGGCATCTGACGCGCCAATGCGCGAAGTCCGCTCCCGAGTAACTGTTGATGGCATAATCTTCTCCTTGTGTCGTGAGTGGGAAAAACGACCTATTCAGGGTTGGCGGCTGGCACCTGTTCATCGTGAACCGGCAATTCAGCCCGCAGGATTTTCACGTCCTTGGGTGCTGTGACTCCAATGCGAACTTCCTTGTTTCCGATGCGCAGCACCGAGACGACAATTCCGTCTCCAATCCTGATTTCCTCCAAGTGCTTCCGAGCTAATACCAACATGATTCCAACCTCCGTGTGTGTGACTAATCAACCCTGAATAGGTATCGGGAATATAGGAAGTTACCGATAGTCCGTCAATCTAGTTCTGGAAATTTTTTTGGAAATTAAATCAGCAGCTCCACCGGCAGCGGCCGGTTAAGTTTGACGCCATCAGCGAGATACCACTTTTGCGTCGTGATGGCTGACGTGTGCCCGGCGTGGTATTGGCCCTGTCCTGGAGCGGCCAGTTCAACGGCGGTGATGCTTGAGCGCCGGAGTTTCTTGAACGGGCCGTCGCTGGCTGTGAGCCCAGCAGCGCGAACAGCGGCCATGATTTCCAGCCGAATCAGTTTGTAGCAAGCCTTGGGGGTTCGGATTCCCCACGTCGGCCAGCAGAGCCTTCGCGGTGGTGCAAAGTCGTCGAACGTGCGATTGATGACGGCTCGGGTGCTCGGATGCAACTTGCACCAGTGCGGCAAGCCGGTCTTGTGCATGGTCACGCAAAACCAGCCCGACTCGACCGCCTGGCTGCGCTCCAGTCCCATCAAGTCGGCCAACCGGAGCCCTGTTTCCCAAGCGGCTGCAACCAGCCCGACGTAATAGTCAGCCTTCTTGATGCAGACAACCGGCAAGCGGCCCTGCACTTGTTGCAACTCCGCGCAGATTCGGCCCACGTCCTCCGCGCTCCAAACGTCTCGGGGCGTCGGTGGCGTCTTGATGCGCCGCACCCGGTTCGGCTCGGCAATCCCGTGCTGGTCGGCGATAGCGCGCCAGAGAACCAGTAGGCTTCGGCGTTTACTTTGTACCGTGTGCGGCCGGTGGTCCTGGGCGTAGGTCGCCAAAAACCGATTCATCTGCTCATCGGTCAAGTCGTCCAGTTCAGCCGGCCGGCCAAGCCATTTCTCGAAGCAGTGCACCGCGATTCGGTACTGCTCGATGGACGATTCGGTAATGTCACGTTGTAGACAGTATGCGACAAGAAATTCGTGAAGTTTCATGCGGCTGCCTCCTTCAGTAAACGAGAGTAGGCATCCGTGTAAATAGCTGGAAGTGCGTCCTATCGGCCAGCCGGGAATTTTCCCTTTCCTAACGGTCCATCTGTAGCGGTGGTAACGATTATAGGTCTCTGCCTAACTAGATTCAGGTTCTAGTGACCGCAAGGTCGTGTAGGTTCGACTCCTATTATCCGCACTCCCACCCTAGTCGGTGGGTTTTCTTTCGTCAAACATGTAGGAGCCCACCTATGACGATTCAGACCGGGAAACTAGACCGCCGAACGAAGAAATCCACGAAGATTAGCGAGCTTCACCGTAAGGTAATCCGCAATATCCGCGAATTGCGGGTTGAGGTCGGTTTCACCCAATCCCAAATGGCTTCCAAGCTGAAAATGGCCCAGCCGACCTATTGCGCAATCGAAACCGCCAGGTGTGACGTAATGCTCGGGACACTTGAGCGAATCGCCAAGATTCTCGGCCAGCCGGTTCACGTCCTATTTGCCCGGGAGCCCCGCGCCGACCTTTAGTTGTATTTTCGTATGTCGTTTGGTACGCTCTGGTTTTCGACCGGCGTACTGAGCAACGGGCTGTCCGTCTGCTCGGCGGGGATTAGCTACCCCTTGGCCGGTTACTTTAGTAGGCGGGCAGCTTTTTTGCCCAGTATGGAAAAGTACCATGAGCGACTTTACTATCAGCAGAATCTATCGAGGCGGCGTCATTTGGCTGTTGGGCTACGAGGATGGCCACGGCAGCATCGAATTTCTGAGCCGGGTGTTTTCATCCAAACAGCGGGCAGAGCGGTACGCTGAGCGGAATCAGTGGAAATACACCCCGCTACACGTCATCCCGGCGAGCCCAAACCCTCAATCCGTTTCTGGCGAGGCGACGAAAGTGACCAAATCCGCCCGGGGGCCCAGCTTGGCCACGTCCCGAGCGCGGGGAATCTGAACCAGCTCAGCAGCCGGCACGTTCAAGGCGTGCGCGATGTTTTCCAGCGTGTTCAGCGTAATGGCGGTGCGGCCGTGCTCCACGTCGCTGACCTGCGGCTGAGCCCAGGTGCGCCCGGTCACTTCTGAGAGCCGGTCGGCGAACTGGCGCTGGGTTAAACCAGCCATCAGCCGCCGAAGCCGGACGTTCTTTGCTACCCTAATCCGCAATTCCATGTCGTAACCTGTTACCTCCTAATGAGTTGCGAATTTATAGTGAGAATCCTATTGACCGGCAACCCGCAATCGCACTAGACTTTGCACGCCGGGAGTGACAGCCCGCCAAAAACAATCTCGAACACTTGCGGCTCTGCCGCATTTTCACGCCCGCCCCCTGCCGACTGTCACCGGCGCGGGGCGGGTTTTTTCGTGCATGGAGGTGCCCGCGATGGCCCGGAAGTCACCCGCTTTTTCGTTCTATCCTGACTCTTTCTTGGGCGGAACCTTGACCATGAGCACCGCCGAAGTAGGGGTGTATATCAAGCTGCTTTCTGCCAGTTGGCTTCACGGTCAGCTTTCATTTAGCTTTTGTTTAGCTTTCTGTTCAGATATCGATTTGGTTTTGGTGGAGCGAGTTTTGAAGTCCAAGTTCGTCGAAATCGAGCCCGGACAGTGGATTAACGAAAGACTCGAAGAAGAGCGCAAAAAGCAGCGAAATCGCAGCGAAAACGGTAAAAAGGGCGGTCGGCCGAAAGCTAACGATAAAGCTAATCAAAAGCTAAATGGAAAGCTAAACGCAAAGCTAATCGAAAGCCCAGACTCAGACTCAGACTCAAGTAAAGAAGATAGAGTCCTTACGGACTCGTCTCCGGG